AAAGCTGACCCCATTGGCGCAAACTTCTTCAAAGCCAACACCTCCCCGGAGGGAAGCTTAGTCGCAGTCGTTCTGCAAGCCTCTAATGCCCGAAGAAGGTCAGGGCAGTCTTGGAAGACCGATCTAACCAGCTCGAGAGAGACCCGGTCCGATGCCTCCTTAAGATCAATCGTGGCCCAGTTCTGGAGAGTAGAACCCTCCAAAGCAAGACTGCGATTAATCTCTTGGCGCGTGAAGTTGATGTGGCCCTTCGTCATCGAATGATGTTCAAAGAACTCCATCAATTTCCGACCGAGACCTTGTTGGATCCACTGGAATTCCAGTGGCTCGCAAGATATCAGTCGTGGACCTCGCGAATCCTTTGGAACCAATACCACCTTGGCGACGCCTGTTTCCAGACGTTCCAGGGACTTGTACCAGCTCCGCCGGTCGACGAGTTCACGGGAAGAACCTACTATGAAATATTCGTAGTAGGGAAACACCTGATGAATTGCGTTGTAGAGACGTTTGAAGACCCATTTCTCTTCAAGCTTTTCACCGGTAGCCACCGCTCCTGGTCCATGGCGTGGGACAATGTCTTTCGGGTTGAAAGACACGAAAATGTCCCGGGTAAGCTTTCGCATAACTTTCTGCAATTCAGCAGAATATACGTCAGCTCCCAACTCTAGTTCCTTTTCCGCCTCGATAAAGGCATCCACGACGGATGCTTCCTGCTCTTCGGAGTAAGGTAATTCGAGTTTGTACGCGAAGAAGAGAACCTGGCGCAAGTGCCTTACGGCCTCCGCGCTCGGTTCCGCCAGAAGCACACCCTGAGTATCAAAAACCCGCCTAAAGTACGCCTGCAGGAATGCAGGTATACCACAATCCTTGTGAGAGTTGCCAAACTCCCTAGGGATCAAGAGGCGCGAACTCAGAAGCCCCTGGTCTAGAGCCTTCCCTAATTTGGGAAGAGTCTTTGTCAGGAACGAGAGCCCTTCGCTTCGAGTTCTTTTCTCCATCGTGGAGACATCTCGAGCAAGGTTCTTTTTACTTTCGAGCGACAATGGATCGCATCGCACCAATGACGTACAGAGTTCGAGATAAAACTCGACTTGGCTATTAGGGATTCCCTTCATAGGGATGTCCTCCAAGTAGCCCACGTCACTTCACAACGCCGATTTGGACCTAAGGCCCTAGGTCTCGTTGCGTAGCAACGAGTCGATGGTCGTAGTCGTTAGGGTTGCCAACCCGCCAGCGGAGACAAAGTCGATGAGGTTTGCAACCCCATCGTAAATCATCTGACTGGTGACTGCGGCGTTTTGCGGACAAGCAATTGTTAAGTTGCACGTCAGCGAAACAGGAGCGGGAACGGCCGCCACAGTTCGCACAAGCGAAATGAGGTGTCGGTCGATCTTTGCCGCGCCGGTACCTTGAGTCTGGTGCTTGATTGTAATCAGCCCTTTCTCTGCAGTATCCGACGTGACATCAATGAACGTACTGGACGTGGTGTCTCCACCCATCCGGTTGTACGTTACATCGTCGCCAGAAGCATCATCGACAACGATGGTTGTGGAAAGTGACATGAGAAAGCTCCTCTGTAGGTGCCCTACCACCAATTTAGTGGTATAGTGAACGCTAATGCTGGGCGAGCATCGCGCTTGCAAGCAACAGCTGCTGCGGTGACAGTGCATTCAAAGTAAGGTAACTTGCCTGCACTGGGAGACGAGAAATCCGTTCATACTGCTTAGCTCTTACAACTCCAAGCGGCGTACTGCCTGAAGGAGCAGAGACCTGGCTAACTGACCACTCGAAGACGGTCGAAACCGAAACCGAGAAGTCTGAGACCTGAAATTGGCCCTTAAAAGGGTTTATGCTCAGGCCGCCAAGTTTGCGCGACAAACCGAGGAACCAATCCACGACAAAGCTATACGGTATGGCTTGCCATACAGCTTTTAGCGGGTTGTCTAGCCCCAGCGCAACTAACATAGCCCGACAATACCCATACAGATCATTGAGGCCTTCAAGCTCATGGTAAAGTCTACCACCTGCCCGGAGATCACAACGGTACCGTTTGAGTACCCACGCCTCTCGGCGGTCTGGACTGTCCCACGTTTCGATTAGTTGGTTATGCGGAGACAGGCTTCCCGTTCCAACGGTAAGCGCATCACCGCGATAATTGCCTAACCGGATTTTCTTCCCATACGTGCTCCTCAGGAAATTAATCTTGCGTTGCACGGTGGAAAGAATACCAGTGAGTACCTGCAAGTCTTTGAGCAAGGGTTCCCACCCAAACTTTTCAGACAAGTAGGCGCCAGAAATGGTCTTTTGTACGT